ACATAACCTGAAGCTTTGTTGTCATCCCAATCTTTCATCTCTTCAACAAATAGTTTTCTAAACGTAGTAATTGTCATATCAATTCACCTTTTTGCTAATTTTATTCTGACATTGAATGACAACTTCTGCCGCCATTTTGCATGTCTCAACTTGCTTTTCAGTCATGCCACTAGCAAAGCTTTTAGCTAATTCAGTAGCCTCTTTTGATTGCTCATCACTTGGTGCTGTCACCGCCAATACTAAAGCTAATGTTAAAGCATCCTGATTATTGGTTATTTCTATCATATTAGTCTCCTGTTTTTGACTAATGCCAGTTTATACTAAACATAGCATAATACAAGCAAAAACATAAAAAAATTTGTATACTCTTTACGTCAACATTTTTTACGTCAAAGTTGACGCCGTTGACGTTGATATAGCTTTGCCTGCAAAATCAATAACTTAACCTATTTACGTCAATTACGTCAAAAAAGCGAGTTGACGCGAATAAATAAACAAAATCAACGTGTTAATTTACGTCAACTACGTCACCCCCCTTATAGGGGGGGATATATATAATCCCCCCTGACGTAATAAGATCCCAACAGCACTTGATATCCATAGCTTTTTTAGTAGAATAAAAAGGGGTCACAAAAATCATTAATAAAGGTAAATAAGGTCATGCCAAAGGTAGGAATAAAAGAAGATAAAGTTCACGGTAATAGAAGGCTCAATCCTAAACAACAAAAGTTCCTCAATAATTACCTACACGGCGATATGACTCAAACGGCTGCCGCCAGAGAAGCTGGATATTCAAACCCAAATGTCAGAGCAGTTCAGCTTTTAAATAATCCAACCGTCAAAGAACGGATGGAAGAAATGCGCCAAGAACTTGAAAGTAAATATGGAGTGTCCGTAACAAAATCTGTCAGAGATATGCAATTGCTCAGAGATGAAGCATGGCAAGCTGGAAACTTTTCAGCCGCAATAAAAGCAGAAGAACTAAGACTAAAAGTAACTGGATTAATGGTAGCCCGTAGCCATGTAACCCACGAAAATATCGATAGCCTCACTCGCGATCAAATCGTAGAACAATTACAGGAATTTATGGATCGTGCTAAAAATCGCATGATTGACGTAACTCCAACAGAAAATCCCAAAAACTTGGAACAAATCCCAGTAACAGAAAATAGTGAAAGTCTGGTCGAATAACTGGATTTCTTGACGCACCCTTGCTCACGCAGACCTTTCCGAAAAGTTCGGGTTGTTCGGGGTTCGGGATTCGGGAGTATTCGGGATCGGTCGGCAGGTTAGTTTATTCGGGGATATTCGGGATCATTCGGGGCTTTCGGGATTCGGGATCATTCGAGCTTTTCGGGGTGTGGACAAATTCTCAGAATTCACATTTTTATTTTAATACTTCGGGCTCTAATTTTCTATGCCTGGATAATTAAAAACGGGCTCGGTTCAAAATTTTTTTAGCGCTTCCAGGAACAAAAAAAATGCAAATCCAGGAATAAAAAAACCTGCAAAATAAATTTGCGATAACATAAAAAATTTTGTATAAATAGTTATAGTTTAATAATTAAGAATAGGCGAAAAAATGAAATATAATTTTATTGGAAATTTAATTAGAGCTGGCGGAGACGCTAAAACAGTAAAGGGAAATGATAGCGGCTACCTAACCTCGATTATGTATTTAAAATCTTTTAAAACTTTAGGCGTTAATCTTTGCCCTATGGCAGAAACGGCAAGCTGTCATGTTGGCTGTCTTTATTCGGCTGGTCGCGGTGTTATGAATAGCGTGCAAAAAGGTAGATTGCGTAAAACTAAATGGTTTATAAAAGATAGGGCTGGTTTTATGGAACAATTAAAAAAAGATTTAACTAGCTTTTCTAACTATTGCGACAAAAGGGAAGTTTATCCCGCTATTAGATTAAACGGAACAAGTGATATTCGTTTCGAAAATATCACAATTGGCAATCAAACATTGATGGAACATTTCCCGAATATACAATTTTATGATTATACTAAAATTGCTAACCGTCGAAATATTCCCGACAATTATCATTTAACTTTTAGCTATTCTGAAGCTAACCCAATTTATCAAAAACAAGTTAATATTGCTTTAGAAAAGAAAATGAATATTGCCGTTGTTTTTAGACATAAAGAAAATATGCCAAAAAAGTTTTTAGGTTTAAAAGTTATAGACGGCGATAAAACAGACTTACGTTTTCTTGATCCGAAAAATTCAATTGTTGGTTTATATGCTAAAGGTAAAGCAAAAAAAGATTATTCGGGCTTTGTTATTGATAACCCTATTGCGGCTTAATGAGGTTTAAAAATGTATTTTTGGGATTATGAATTAAATAATGATAGAGATTTTTATAGAGTAATTGATATTGAAAACGGCTATTGGCTAGAAACTATTACCGGTGATGAATTGGACAATACTTGCCCTAGTCGGTTTTCACTTTCGGGCTGGCATGGCAAAATAAATTTTGATATTCCTATAACTTGTTTTTACGTTAGCGAAAATAAAGTAAATTATAATATAATTTTAAAACCTAATTATGATTATTCTAGCGATGGCTGGATATCAAAAAAAGAATATATAAAGGATAAAGTAAAACATAAACCTATAAGTGTTATAGAATTACTTAATAAAAAATAACAATTCGGGTTTCGGGGTTTCGGGGTTTCGGGATTTCCGAAACCCTTTTTTTTATGCCTATTAAAATTTTTTATGCGTATCCAGGATTTTTAACCGGTAAAATTAGAGCCCTAAATTGTTTGATTAACCATAAAAAATTTTGTATAAATAATTATAGTCAAAAACAGAAAGTAATAAAATGCAAAATAGACAAATAAATGAAATAGCTGCAGAAATTAAATCCGATTGGAAAAAGGTATATTTCGGCGCCTTACCTTATCTTGATGCAATGCAATCAATAAACAGTATTAATGAGAATTACGGTTTAGATAGCGCAAAGTCTGTAGTCACTTATTTTCTGGCAAACGCTGGAACATGGCGCGGTGAAACTGCTAGACGTATCAAAAAAGAATTATGGAAAATGTTGCGATAGTAAGGTACCCTAGACAATTTCAAATAAATCCAATCGGGGGATTGCAGGTTTTGCAATCCCCCCTTTTTTTGTTTGTCGGACAAAAAAATCTTTTACTAAGCTCCACACCAACATTTACCTCAGAAAAAGTTTTAGGTACCCTAGGTACCCTGGTTGTTTGACAGGTACCCTAGAATGAGCATATTGCTTAAATATTTTGTTTTTGATATGATTTAGTTGAGAGGTGATTTCATGCTAAATTTTTTAGGTCTTGGTGGATTATTAAACTATAATACTTCCATACCTCATGGAGACCCTAGAATTTTGCCTCCACCTCCGCCATCGAACGATTCAGGTTTAGATTCTTTATCTGAACAGCTTATAGCTTCTCAAAAGGAACGCAATGACGCTCGTACTAAATATGATTTAGATCAGGTTGGTAGTTTATATGGATCTGGCGGTGTTGATGCTTTAAAGTCTGAATTTGGTGATAATCTTGGTGATTTACGTTATCAATTAGATAATTTAAACACGGGGCCACGAACTACGGCATATGATACGAGAACTGATGCTCAGTTTATAGATGATTACTATGCCGCTCAAAATGCACAGCCATCTGAGCCTAGAAGTATGCAGGATTTAATAAGCAGAAATTTTCCTGTTAATCGCAATCGCGTGGCGGCTTATCAATCTACTCCATTTTTTAATCCTATGCCTCCTATGTATTCTAGTCCGTATGTTAGTCCGTTTATGGGTGGTCTTTCTATGGCTCCGTATATGGGTGGTAATTTTGGCATGTCTGGGCCTTTTGGTAGTCCTATGTATGGTGGTCGGATGGGTATGATGGGCATGGGTCTTGGGGGATGTCCTCCGACATACGGCTTCTAGTTGATTAAATTTTTAGTTGCTGTTAGGATGTTAATTAAGTTTTGTTTAGGAGGCTTTATTTATGGTAGCAGTAAAGATGGGCGGACCTATGCCCCCTATGGGCGGGATGCCGTCCCCAATGCCTTTACCACCCCCGATGCCTGTACCTCCTATGGGTAATCCAATGATGCCTCCTCAAACTATGCCGATGCAGCAGGGTGCTGTGCCTGTTGCTCCAATTATGCGTTCGAATGCTGGTAGGCGCAGACGTTTTGGTGATAGTTTAGAGAATATGCTTGCGACTACACGCCCACCGCCTGTGGCGTCTGATCAGATGTCTGGCATGAATGTTTTTACGGGTCAGATGCCTAGAAGACCGATGCCCAGGGCTCAGATGATGGGTGGTACGGCTATGCAGCCTCCTGTTCGTAGAATGATGAGTGGTGGTCCTGTTCCCAGACGCACTGACATTAATGGTCAGGATCATTTATTGGCGTATATTCGTCCTGATGAGGCTGATTTATTGAAGGGTCTTGGTGGTGCTGGGACTCCGGGTCCGGGTGGTATTCCACAGTTTGGTATTAGAGATTTTTTTAGTAGTATATTTGGTGGTGGTAATAAGGCTACTAGTTCATCACCTTCTTATTCAAAACCTAGCAATGATCCTTATGCAGAAGACAGACCTTCTACTTCTCAATCTTCTGCGGATGCTGGTAGGCAGTATGCTGAGAGCATGATTGCGGGTGGTGGAGGCACGAATTTAAGTGGTTCTGGTTCGACTGCGATGGAGAAGCTTCTTGCTGATCAGAAAGCTCAGACGCAAAAAGATGATGGTCCTCCACCTGATGTAACTGGGTCATTTTCATCACCGCCCGGTTTACCATCTGCTAATAGCGGTATGGATTACATTAATAAGCAATTTTACAAGCAGCAAGAAGAGCAGAGAAAGAATGATGAGATAAGAGCTGCGAGAGAGGCTGAAGAGAAAGCTGCTAAAGAGGCTGCGGAGGCGGCAGAGGCGGCTGCGTTAGCGGCTCAAGAGGCTAGTTTTAATCAGCCCTCTGATCCTTTAGATGTGTTTGGCGGTGCTGGTCCAGATATAGGTTCAGATCCTAATTATGTTTCTGATGGCCTTGGTTATAAATTTGATCCTATTGTTAGCAGTGGAACTGGTACGAGTGGTCAGGATGCAATTCCTGATGCAGGAGATCTTAACTTTTTAGATCCATCTGTTCTTTATTATGATATAGATGGCGTTCCTCATAATACTGAAGCTGAACAACAAGAGGCTAATCGTTTAATAAACCAAAGAATAGAGCGGGAGCAAGAAGAGCAAAGGATTGCTCAACTTGCACAACTGGAGGCAGACGCTGCAGCAGAGGCCGCAAAAGCGCAAGCTGAAAGAGAAAGGATAGCACTAGCAAATCAGGAATCTAGTTATTTTGGAGATCTTGGAGGTAATCAAGTAATAGATGATTCTAGTTACTTTGGGGATCTTGGGGGTAATCAGATAAAGGACGATTCCAGTTATTTTGGAGATCTTTCTGATCCTATCAATGAAGGTTTGGGTAAAGATATATCTTTAGACAAAAAAGTTACTGACGCTGTTGAAGAAGAAGACGATAGGAACTTTATTCAGAAATTTATTGATGATATTAAAGATGTTCCGAAGAATATTGTAAACGATCTTACGATGGCGCTAGATGCGGGTCTTTTTGGTGGTTATGAAGCAATGGAGAAACGTCTTTTAGAGGCAACAAATCCAGACGGTAGTTTAAAATATACACCTGAACAGGTTGAAGATTACATTAAGAGAACTAAAGAGACTCAACAAAAACAAAGAGATCAACAGGAGCGAGACAGCGCCAGAGATGATGATGATGGTCCAACAAGTGTTGTAGATCCATGTCCAGATGGCTTTAAGCTTGATCCTTCCTCTGGCATTTGTGTTCCTGTTGAGGATACAGGTGGTGATGACACTGAAGAGGACGAAGACTCTGGTGATGATAAAGAAGAAGACACCAGTGATGATGAATTAAGCGGTGTTGTTGTAACGCCACCTCCTCCAACGTCTTATTTAGACAATCCGATTAGAATGAACAGGGGAGGTTCTGTTGGTTTAAATCGAGCGGCGGATAATTTCTTAGCGGCTATGGTCGGATAATATGATTTTCGAACGTGGTAGAGGTAGCATCTATGATATAGATGCTAACAAAAAGACCACTAAAGAAGCTGCTGATATCGTTAAAGACATAACGTCTTATTTTACTAGAGACCCTGATCCAGAGCCTGTTCGTGGTGGCAGGGGTAATATTGTTGAAAAACCCAATGAGCGTAGTGATTACTTAGCAAGTATTATTGCTAATCAGATGGCTGAGACACAGAGGGATGACAGCAATCAATTCTCAGTGGGGTTAGATCCAATACCTTATAACTTGGGTGTGGCTGTTCAGCCCCAACAACCCGTTGTTAATCCGCAAACTGTTGATGCTCGAAATATTAATCCGTTTGTTACTTCTGCTTATAATCCTGCGACAGATGACCCTTACATTCTTGGTGATGGTGAAGATTATACGCCTAGTTATATTAGAAATCAAACTCCAATTGTGGGTAAAAGTTATGCTAATATAATTTCTCAAGGAATTGGTGATGCTGGGAAGGCTATTTATGAAGACCCTCTTGGAGTTGGTAAAGGTATAGTTTCTTCAGTATATGAGGGAGGTAAAGATCTTCTAACAGATCCTGTAGGCACTGTTTATGACTATGGAAAAAATGTTGTTCAATCTGGTATAAATCTTGGTTCTTCTGAAGGTTTAGCTGGTTATTTACCTGAAGGAGTTACGGTAGAAAATGCAACTCCAGAACAACTGACGGCGGCTAGACAGGCTAAACTTGGTGATATTTTTCAAGTAGGTAGTGTCATTCCTGCTGCGCAAGCCGCCAGAATTGCGGGTACTGGCGCAAAAGCTGGATTAAGTTATGGTCTTGGTCAGGTTAAAAAGCCTTTTATTAGTAATGCTGAGAGATTAAATAAAATCGCTATAGAGGCTGAAGAGCAATTAAGAAACCGTGGCTTTAGAAATGTAGGAACAGAAAAAAATCCTCAATATACAGGTGTTGAGGTTCCCTCATTTATTCCTGACGCAAAAAGAAATTCTGGTGAAACCATAGCCGAGTATAGAGCTAGGCAGAAAATAGCAAATGCTATGTATGCAAAGGGCGCTACTGATGCTGAAGTCATTAGGGATGCGGGTATAAACAGAGTTACTTACAAAACGCCTGACGGTAGAGAAATTACTAGAGACTTTATGCTTTTACAGGCTCCTAAATTTAATGTTGATGAAACAATAAAAATGATGACAGAGGGTGCAGGTGATATAAGAGAGCAAGTTGTTTCAACTGGGGACGGCGTAAGAACCATATATACTACGAGTGATGATGGTATGGTTGCTCCGGGTCAAAAACTTTTGACTGAAGTTATTGAAAATATAGAAGATTATAAACTTTTAGATACTCCATATGATCCTGAATTTGCATATGGTGGCGTATCACCGATTAAACCTGATCAATATGGTAGATTTCCTGAAGGAACTCGTGGTCAATTTAGTAAAACAACTGAAGAGATTAGATATAACCCGTTATACGCAAGAGATGGTGATATGGGTTTAAAAGGGACATATGCAGGAATACCAAAACTTATAACCACAACTCTTCCGCATGAATTTGATCATCTTACAATGTCTAGAGGTGATAGAAGTATTTTTGATGAAAGCGTTAGTGGCGGTTTAAACCAAATAAACGATTATAGAATGCAAAGATTAGACGATATAGCTAGGAATTTGAATGATCTTGAAAGATTTAAAGAAAATAATGTGAATATAGATCCACAAAAGAAAGAGCTTTTAGATACTTTAGAAAAAAATTTAAATAAAGAAATGGATGTTCTCGGAAATCTTTCTGCTCGTGAGCTTTATGAAGCAAGTCCAGTTGAGGTTTCTGCAAGAGGTGCAGTTCCAGGTGATCCATTAACAAGAACTGTTAAAGATTTAAATCTTTTAGGCATAATTAATCCTTTAGTTAAAGGAAATAAACAAACAAGTTTGCGTGAGGGTCTTGGTAGGGCTTTTAGTGACTTAAAACTTCTTAGCAAATATGGGGGAGTGAAAAAAGGATTGTCATCTATTCCATTTATTCTTGGAAGAAAAATATACGGAGAAAGAGAAATTCCAATATCTTATGAGCAAATGATTCCTTATGCAGTTCAATCGCCAAATATGGCAGAGATGTATTTGAAAAACCTAAATATTACAGATTAAACATGAATGACCTGAGTGACTTTACCCAGTATTTAACGGACGAAGAGTTAGCGAAAGTCGCTCCTATGTTGGAGCGGCTTAAAACTTTAGATGACAGGACTAAAAAGCAAGAAAACTTTATGACGTTTGTGAAGTATGTTTGGCCTCAGTTTATTGAGGGCAGGCATCACAAGATTTACGCTGAAAAGTTGCAAGCTGTGGCGGATGGTAAGTTAAAACGTCTTATCATTAATATGCCGCCACGACATACGAAGTCAGAATTTGCTTCTTATTTGTTTCCAACGTGGCTAATGGGGCGCGATCCTACGAAAAAAATCATTCAGGCGACTCACACGGCTGAATTAGCTGTTGGTTTTGGTCGAAAAGTCAAAAATTTAATTGACAGTGAGGATTTCAGGGATGTTTTTCCTGATGTGAGTTTAGCAGGGGACGCGAAAGCGTCTGGTAGGTGGAGTACGAACAAGGGTGGTGAGTATTACGCTGTAGGTGTGGGCGGTGCGCTTGCAGGTCGAGGTGCAGATTTAGCTATTATTGATGATCCTGTGTCTGAACAGGACGCTTTGAGCGTTTCAGCGTTGGATAATATCTACGAATGGTACACATCTGGGCCTCGACAGCGGTTACAGCCAGGCGGTGCGATTATAATTGTGATGACACGGTGGTCTATTCGTGATTTGACGGCGAAAGTTTTGCAAAAACAGAGCGAAAAGGGCGCCGATAAGTGGGAAATTGTGGAATTTCCTGCAATTATGCCATCTGGTAACTCTTTATGGCCTGAATTTTGGACTTTGGATGAACTAGAGGGGGTAAAAGCCTCAATTCCTGTGTCTAAATGGAATGCGCAGTATATGCAGAACCCGACTGCTGAAGAGGGTGCGATTATTAAGCGTGAATGGTGGAATTTGTGGGAAAAAGACGAGCCACCCAACTGTAGTTACGTTATTCAGAGCTATGACACGGCATTTAGTAAGTCTGACAGGGCTGATTACAGTGCAATTACCACTTGGGGGGTGTTTCACAGGGAGGAAACTGGGGAGGATCATATTATTTTGTTGGATGCTGTTAGGGGGCGTTGGGAGTTTCCAGAGTTAAAAGCTGCGGCGTATGATTTGTGGCAAGAGTTTGATCCTGATATGGTTTTGATAGAGCAGAAGGGCTCTGGTATGCCGTTGACACAGGAATTACGGCGTATGGGCATACCTGTAACGCCTTTTACACCTGGCAAGGGGGCTGATAAGTTTACTAGAATGCACTCTTGTGCGCCTGTATTTGAAAGTGGTATGGTATGGGCACCAGAGATGAATTTTGCTGATGAGGTGATAGAAGAATGCGCTTCTTTTCCAAATGGTGAACATGATGACTTGGCGGATTCGATGACACAGGCTATACTACGTTTTAGACAGGGTGGTTTTATTACTACCGCAAGTGATTATGAAGACGATGATTTGATGTATTCTCGTAGAAGAAAGGAATACTACTGATGGCTAAAAAACCGAAGAAGATTAAATTAACACCTACTAGAAGTGGCGCTCAAATATATATGTCTGATGATTATGCAAAAGAGTTTTCTGATGGGATAACGAGCGGTGTTAGGCCTGCACTTAGAAATTTGATAACAAAAAATCTTAGAGAGAAAATGTATGCTGAAGGAGCAACTCCTCAAGAAGTAGGAGAAAAAAGAGGGGATATTCTCGTAGATCAAATTGTTGAATCTGTTCGCGTATTGAATAAAAAAAAGAAAAAAAAGCGTGGCGCTTCAGGTAAAGCCAAAGGTGGCGCAGTTCGTGCGATGCAAAACGGCGGTGCCGTAATGAAAGGCCGTGGGCCAAAATTTAAGGGACAATCATAGGAGATTAATATGGAAACCTCAAGAAGACCAAAGGCCAGACCAAAGAATTTTGGAAGAAAAGCTGCAATAGAATCTGCTATCGCAAAAATTCTTGGCGAGTCAGGTAAAACTATATCTGATGCTGATAGAGCAAGAATTATGGGCATGATGGGAGAGTCAGGAAAAACTATATCTGACGCTGATCGTCAACGTGCAATGGATCGTGCAGGTATGTTGGAAGCTCTTGAGGCCGCTGAGATGGGTATGATGTCTGATGCAGACGCAGATCGTTTACGCAAACAACTAGGTATGAAGCGTGGCGGCAAGGTTAAAAAAATGGAAGATGGCGGGGCTGCAGTTCCTAAAAAATACAAAGGCTTTTCTAAATTACCTGAGAAAGTTCAGAAAAAAATTGACCCAAGTCTTGCTCAAAAGTACGAAGATGGTGGCGCAGTAAGGAAGAAAAAGGGTAAGAGTAATAAAACTGGTGTTTGCCGTGGCGCAGGTGCAGCTATAAGGGGAACGAGGTTCTCAGGGGTTAGATAATGGTGGCTGTTGTCAACATAGATTTAAAAGTTCTTAATTCAGGTGTTAATCAATCTGTTAATGAACTTGAAGAGGTTGGGGCAAGGGATGATGGAGACCTCCCAGTCCATTTTAAA